GAAATGGGTATGCCTGATTATTATGAGCCCCATGATGAATATTAGCAAAGCCTGCCTGGAACATTAGGCGAGGTAAAGCCTGTTATTCCATATATTACATCAAAAATTGATCAAGCCATTGCAGAAGGCAAGCCTCATGTAGAAGAAGCACGTGCAAAAGCAGAAGCTGAAAAAGCAAAAAAGCCATACAAGCCTAGTATTCAGGAACTTATGTTTGAGGCCAGTTGTGCAATGACAGAAGGCATTGAAGAATTCCTTGATGATTTTGTGCGCAATACAGATCCCAAGGCAGTCAAAGAATTTGAACCTGTAAAGATCTTACGTGGTGTTGGTTGTAAGATGGGACATGCAAGACAAATTCGTAAGTTTTACGAAGGCGAACTTGATGAAATGGTAGAGCTTAACACAAAAGTTGGCAAACGTGATATGGACGACATGCGTGAGCAACTCGAAGAAGGGTATTCTCACTTGGATGCAAAACAGAAAAAAGCATGGCTTGAGGTGTATCGTAAAGTTGTAGATGCGTGTGATATTATTATTGCAGAAAGCAAAGCTACACGCAAGCCACGCAAAGCCAAAGTGCGCACTGCCAACGATATTGTTAAAAAACTCAAATTTAAAGCAAGTGATAGCACATACGGTCTTGCAAGTATTCCTGCAACAGACATTGTTGGAGCAAATATTCTTGTTGTATTTAACACTAAGAATCGTAAACTTGGGTTGTATTATGCTAACAATACTGATCCAAAAGGATTGATGCGCGATGGAACTGGTTTGAGTGTAAAAGGAACTACAATTGTTGGTTATGATGAAAACAAAAGTCTGCAAAGAACTGTTCGTAAGCCAGCAGAATTTCTTCCACAAGTTAAGAAAACAACTCGTGCAAAAACAGAAAAACTGTTTGATACACTAAAAACAACAGAAACTAAACTTAATGGACGTATCAACGGTGAGACTATTTTGATTGCGGCGTTTAACAAGTAAATGCTGATAAATACAATGTAGGAGATACATTGTATGAGTGCGAGAAATAAACTATCAAAAGAAATTGAACTACGCTTAGGCGGAGGCATGGTAGACGTAGAGCTTGACCCAGAGCACTACGAACTATCTGCTGATAAAGCGTTACAAAAATATCGTCAACGTGCAGAAAATGCTGTTGAAGAGAGCTTTGTTATACTTGAGATGCAAGCAGACCAAAGCGAATATACGCTACCAGAAGAAATTGTTGAAGTAAAAGATATCTACAGACGCACTACTGGTATTAGTAGCGGAACAGGTAATAACATTGAACCATTTCAAGCCGCATACTTAAATACATATCTGCTAGGTTCAAGTCGCAACGGTGGATTAGCAAGTTTTGATTTCCTACAACAAAACAGAGAAACAATGGGTCGTTTATTTGGCGCCGAAATTATGTTTACATGGCGTCCACAAGACAAGCGTCTCATCTTACATAGAAAAATCAAAGCCCCAGATACTGCGGTGTTACATGTTTACATGTATCGTATTGACGAAGACTTACTTACAGATCAATATGCAGCTCCATGGATCAAAGATTATGCGTTTGCTCATGCAAGATTAATGCTTGCAGAAGCACGTGGCAAATTTACACAAATTGCAGGTCCACAAGGAGGCACAACAATGAATGCAGATCAGTTACGCACTGATGCACTACAAGACATTGACAAGCTAGAACAAGAATTAACTGTATACAACGATGGTTCTGCTGGCTTAGGCTTTGTAATTGGTTAAATGGAATTTATTTTAAAAGCAATAATAAGTGGTGTAATTGTAGCCACAGTAAGCGCAATAGCAGTGCGCAATGCAACAGTAGCGGCAGTAGTAATGGGTATACCGTTAACTGCATTGCTTAGTATGTTGTTTATGCACTACGGTGGTGTTGATGCTGCAACATTTGCAAAGTTTAGTTTTGAAACTGTATACTTTGTCTTGACAAGTTTAGTATTTTTTGTTATATTTGGATTATGTATTGGAAAACTAGGCTTCTGGCCAAGCATGGCTTTAGGCATAGTTGTTACAGTAATTCTATTTAACATAGTGTTAAGGTTTATATGAAAAATTTAATTGATAGTGAACTTGGTGTAATAGGTTTTATAGTTGGTGTGTGCTTTGTAGTCATACCGGTGGTAGTAACAGTGATAGGGTATTTTTCATTATGAAAAAAGTTGTAGGTGTTTGTGGACTAATTGGACATGGTAAAGATACAGCCGCTGGGTTTCTCATTGAACAAGGATATCAACGTATAAGTTTTGCAGGTGTATTAAAGGATGCATGTGCAAATATTTTTAGTTGGGATAGAATTTTACTAGAAGGTAACACTAGCGAATCTCGTGTATGGCGAGAAACAGTTGATCAATGGTGGGCAGATAGATTAGACATCCCAAATTTTACACCTCGCTATGCACTACAATATATTGGCACTAATGTATTCCGCACACACTTCCATCCTGACATTTGGGTAGCAGCTTGTGAGCGTCAAATTGAAATGGCAACTAATAATGTTGTTATTAGTGATTGCAGATTTTTTAATGAACTTGGAGTAATTAAAAAATTAGGAGGCACTACCGCAGTTGTGTGGCGAGATGAAAAACCATTATGGTGGGCGACAGCTTCGGGTGTAAATCAAGCTGGTGTAAGCCACAGAGAAAACAACAGTATGACTACAGTTTTTCCAGATGTGCATCCTAGTGAATGGAGTTGGGCAGGTTGGGACTTTGATCACACCATTAGCAACACAGGATCACTAGAAGATTTGCAGGCAAGAACTCTTGAAGTTTTTGCTTAATATGATAAATATAGTCACCTCAATTCTATAACCACCCCTTTTTACCTAATAGCGAATAAATACAGTTAGAAAATGATTCTAACTAGTTAAAGGAGCTATTATTATGGCAAATCTTGTTTCACCTGGTGTTCAGGTAACTATCTCAGACGAATCAGTTTACGGTCCAGCTGGCGCAGGCACAGTGCCAATGTTATTCATTGCTACAGGTGCAGACAAGGTGGATCCTACTGGTACGGAAGTTGACGGTATTGCAAAATATACAAAGTCAGCAGAAGCAGGCAAACCAGTTCTAGTTACATCACAAAGAGAACTTACACAATACTTCGGTAATGTTGACTTCCGCAAGGTAGCAGGTTCTGTAATGCAGGGTGATGAAACAAACGAATATGGTTTGCTAGCAGCATACTCATTCTTAGGTCAAAGTTCAGCGGCATATATTGTTCGTGCAAACTGTGATCTTACATCATTACGTCCACTGGCATCAGCACCAGTTGGCGATCCAAGCAATAACACATATTGGTTCAATCCTACAAGCGATTGGGGCATGTTTGAATATTCAACATCGGGTTGGACAGCAATTACTCCAACAGTAGAGATTGTAGCTTCGGGCGCACCAACTGCAACAGTAGTTGACGGCAACTATCTAGTGCTTATTGTTAACGGTTTATCAGAAACAAAAGTAGAATACTACATTGGTGAAAGCGGTGCATGGGAAAAACTAGACTCATCATGGGCAACAGGCACAGCAACATTAGCACCACACTATTCAGTTCCATCATCACCAACAGCAGGCGATGTGTGGATTAAAACAACACGTCCAGGTGCAGGCACTGATCTAAACGTAAGCCTATTCACAACTCTAGCAGGCAACTTTGTTGCACAAAATGTTGTATATGCACAAGCAGGCACACCAGCAGGCACAACAGCAGATACATTTGCAGACGGCACAGCAGCAACAGCTCGTGCATTTGCTGAAGGTGAAATGTGGATGGAAATTGGCGACGGTGAAATTACACTAAAGCGTTATGACAGCATTCAAGCAGAGTGGGACGACATTGGCACAGACGACAGTGTAGCAACAGGTGGTTACACAATGATTGCACAAGTTGCGGCACCAACAGGTGCACCAGCAGATGGCACTGTATGGTTTGATCCAGATGTAAACGACCTTGCAATTTACGAAGTTGCAATGGATGGTCCAGATCAAAAATGGAAGCGTGTTGAAGATATTCAATATGGCACATCAGCACCAACATCAGATTCAGGCGGCGCTGCACTAGCAGATGGCGACTATTGGATTGACACAGATGCAGATGGTTATCCAGTAATGTATCGTCATAACGGCTCAGCATGGGTACGTAAGAACAATGCAGACCAATCAACATCAGACGGTATTGTATTTGGCGATATTACAGCAAACGATACAACAGCAAATACATTTGAAGGCACACTATTAGCAGGTGCTCCAGATCCACTACTATACCCAGTAGGTATGTCAGCAGTAAACATGTGTCGCTCAGCTAACACTGTAAGAATTTACGATGCTAACGCAGTAGATGCCTCAGGTGCAGCAACTACATGGAAATGGCGTAATTATGCAGGTAACCAAGTAGATGGTTCGGGTTCATTTGGTCGTCTTGCACAGCGTAAAGTTATTGTATCAGCAATGCAAGCAAGTGCATCAGGCACAGAGCTACGCGAAGAAACAGTTGCGATGCGTTTGATTGCAGCTCCAGGTTATCCAGAAATGATGGACGAAATGGTAGCACTTAACAGCGACCGTGACGAAACAGGTTTTGTAATTGTTGACGCACCATTCCGCTTAAATCCAACAGAAGCTGTAGCATGGATTCAAGGTAACGGTGCAGCAGAAAATGGTGAAACAGGTCTGCTAACAAACAATACATATGCAGCGACATATTATCCACATGTGCTTACAACTAATCCAGTAACAGGTGACAGTGTTGTTGCTCCTGCATCACACTCAGCACTATTCACATTTGCATATTCAGACAATATTAGCTTCCAGTGGTTTGCACCAGCAGGCTTAACACGTGGTGTAGTTCAAAACGCAGCAGGTGTTGGCTATCTAAGTGCAGAAGGTGAATTTACACCAGTATCACTAACACAGGGCATGCGCGATGCAATGTATGAAAACAAACTAAATCCAATTGCAAACTTCCCTTCAGATGGTATTGTTGTGTTTGGTCAGAAGACTCTACACTCAGGCGCAAGCGCACTGGACCGTGTGAATGTTGCTCGTCTAACAGCATATCTAAGAGAGCGTTTTGCAGTGATTGCACGTCCATTCCTATTTGAAGTAAATGACGAAATTACACGTGAAAACGCAAAAGATGTGTTTGAAGGATTCCTTGCAAATATTCTACGTCAAAGAGGTTTATACGACTTTGCAGTAGTATGTGACGAAACAAACAACACACCAGCACGTATTGATGCAAATGAATTTTACATTGATGTGGCAATTGAGCCAACAAAATCAGCAGAATTTATTTACATTCCAATTCGTATTGTAAACACAGGTGATTTAAGCTAAATTACCATTAAAATTAATATGGAGACCGTTATATTATAGCGGTCTCTTTTTTTTTGACAAAATTTGATAAATACATAATATAACAAACTATATTGTTAATAGGAGATAAAAAATGCCAGTTATTACAAATTTTGGTGTGCCAGTAAACGGCAACGATGGCACAACACTAATGCCTAAGTTACAATACCGCTTCCGTGTTTCATTTATCAAAATGGGAACAACAACAGACACAGGTAATGTAACTCAGAACGTGATCAGTGTATCACGTCCTAACTTAACTCACGAAGAAGTTGTTGTAGATTCATACAACTCAAAAACGTATCTTGCAGGTAAGCATACATGGGATCCATGCACAATTGTATTCCGTGATGATATGAATTCACATGTAATCAAGCAATTAGGTGAGCAACTTAACAAGCAAGTTGATCACGGAAGTCAATCAAGTGCAATAGCAGGTGAAGGCTACAAGTTCACAGTAAAAATTGAAACACTTGACGGTCAAAATGGTTCAAAACCAGACGTATTTGATACTTGGATTCTAAGAGGTTGCTTTATTCAAAACGTTCAATATGGTGAATTAAACTACGCAACATCAGATATGGTTCAAGTTACACTATCACTACGTTATGATCATGCTGAACATGTTCTAAAAGGCGCAGGTGATGTCCTAAGCGCAGGCGACCGTTCAGACACCGGTAACGCAGCACAAGGCACATAAGGACTTGATCAATGGGTTTAGGGAGTAAAGCACATTACTTGTATGGTCAGTCTAATACTGTAGGCGTCATAAGTGCAATTCCAAGGTCTAAATTTAACTTTACTGTTAGTATGAGACATATAAACCCAGCAGCACAAGGTGGTTTAACGACAACTTTATTTGAACGTATTTCAAGTATAAGTATGCCAGGTTACAGTGTAAAAGCTCAAACATTAAACCAGTATAATAAGAAAAGGGTAGTGCAAACGGGTATTGATTATGCTCCTATTAGCATGCTCGCTTACGATACACGAGACGGTGTATTTGAACAATTTCTAAAAGAATACTCAGAGTATTATTATGCTGGTTCAATGAATTACGGTCCAAGTTTTATTGGATTCCGCAATGCTAGTGCAGGCACAAAACTAAATGAAAAGAAAAACTTTATTGATACATTGGTAATTAATAGAGTTAATACTACCGAAGATAACAATACAATCAAAATTTATAATCCTATGATTACCAATATTGATGCTGATACACTTGACTACAGTGACAGTGGATTAGTTCAGTATAGGATTACCTTTATCTACGAAGGTTATGATATTAACACAAATGATTACGTATCTCCTCAAAAGAAGCCAACATATGAAGATAGAATCGTGCGTGAAAACAAATTAAGACAAAGACAAGATGAATCGCAACCAGTAACAAGTCCTGCAGAGCCTGTGCTTGACACACCTCCACCAGTAGACAATGAAAATGTAAAAGATAGTAGATTCGATGACAAACTTGGTATGACAGAATCTGAATTAAATAATTTATCAGATGAAGAAAGACAAGCAATTACAGACAGTGGGGAATATGTGTTTGTAGCAGAACCACCAGGTAGTGAGCCAGTGCTTGAACGCAAAGACGATCAACGACCAGTGGGACAAGCTATTGGTCCAAATGATTTAGTTACAGCTCCAGATGGCAGTGAAGTAAAGGGTGTTGCTTTAGATAATGGTCCATCAAGCAATCAAGGTGTTGCAGTAGACAATTCAAGTGTAACAAGCAGCGAAGTCATTGCAGAAGATAGAGATTCCGCTGGAAATGTAACAAGTAGAGTTGTAAAAGAAACAGGTGTAGATGAAGATGGATTCGAATACACAGAAACTAAACGTGTTCCAGTTGAAGATGTTGAATATAGAAAGTATGATCAATACGTTGGACAACCTATAGAAAGCATTCCACCAGACGTAATGGAAGAAATAGAAAATAGTTATGCCTATAGAGATGCCGGTGATGGAACACTTGAAAACTTTGCTGATGCTCCGACACATGACGAAATTATGTCTACTATAGTTACACCAGATGAAGGATTTACTGATTATGATCAAAGATCAAATGAGCATATTGGTTACAACGCTACATTAAATGAATATGAAAGATTTGATAATGCACAAGATGCTGTTCAATTTGCAAAAAGTGGTAGCACAGAGCCTGTAATTGAAAGATTTACAGGACCAGGCGACGATGACAGAAAAGCAAGAGTTGCAAAAAGATTAGCAGATAAACGCAGACGTAGACAAGCACGTAGAGAAGAAATGGGTGAAGATGCTTATCAAGCTATGCTTGACAAGTATAGACCAGTATCACAAAAAACAGGTCAAGTAGATGAAGCAACAGTAATGTCACAGAGTGTAGCACCTAGCATGTCAGAAGCTGAAATGAGAGAACAAGGTTCAAGCACACCTATGCCTCTACCAAATCCTGATTTAATTGCAAAAGCAGACAGTTTTGACAGCGATGGTGATCCAAAAAATAATTATGTTGAGTCAGATTCTTTTGAAACAGATCCAGATCCATACGAAGATATCACTGACGAATATCTAAACGAGGATTAAGCTGTGGCTAAATTTCAACAAGGCAGATACGCTCCTTCTAACCCAGATAAGTATTTAGGTAAACGTGTTCCACATTATCGTAGTGGATGGGAACTAGCAGTATTTCGTATGTGTGACAATCACCCTGCTATATTAGGATGGGGATCTGAAACACACAGAGTGCCTTATCGTAATCCACTTACAGGTAAACAAAGCGTTTACATACCAGATTTGTTGATTGTATACAAGGATCGCAAGGGTAAAAACCATGCAGAGATTGTAGAGATTAAACCAGCAAGTCAAACACTAGGCGAAGCAAGAACACAAGCACAAAAAGCAGCAGCAGTAGTAAATCAAGCAAAGTGGGAAGCTGCAAGTGCATTTGCCAAAAGCCATGGAATGGGATTTAGAGTTATTACAGAAAATCAAATCTTTAATAAGCCTAAAAAAGGTAAAAAGAAATGACAAAAAAACTTGAAGAAGAATTAAACTTACCAGCAATTGAAGACATGCTTCCTGAAAATCAACCAGAAGAGGTAGAAGCAACAGCTGAAGAAATTCAAGCAAATATTGTAGAATATCAAGGCGATATGGGCATGTTAGAACGTGTAGATGCAGCATTGCCTACAGTTGAAGGATTACAAGAAATAGATAGAGAAATGGATCAATATGCACAAAAAGCTATGGATACATTTGATGATTTAGTAGACCTGGGTAAAAATGTAGAAGATAGACACGCCGCTCCTATTTTTGATAGTGCTGCAAAAATGATTACAGCAGCATTACAAGCAAAAACGGCAAAACTAGACAAAAAAATGAAAATGCTTGAGCTACAACAGCGTCAACACAGACTTGAAAAAGAAAGTGAAAAGATTGATGCCTATGTTGCTGCTCGCAAGAAAGAAATTGGTATAGAAGATCCAGAAGCAGTGGAAGGCACAGTAGTTGGTGACAGAACTGCAATGCTTGCTGAAATAATGAAAAATTTGAAAGAAAACGATAAATAGT